GTAGTAATTGTTGGGGCGTAGTTTGTTAATGATTCAACGTACGTCCCTAAACCATTTGCCGTTCCTTTATGGGAGTACATATAAAAGGCTTCTCGTACAAGTTGCTTTTGACTTTTAATCGACATGCCAGGCTCTGGAGTAAGGCCAAAGTTTTGTGTTTCAAGAGGTAGTAAAGATACTGGAGTGCTAATTCTGGTGTGATCAGGAAGAAGGAGATCTAAAAATGTTAAAGATTCGTCTAATGTAAAACCGATGCCGTCAGTAAAATAGTAAAGGTCTGAGGTTGGGTCTGGTTCTCCAATAGGTGTTTGTTCTTTGCTTGTGAATACTCTAGGCAATGAACGGATCAGTGAGTCTGTACTTCCATGAGATGATGGAACGACGTCGTATACAGCACCAGCAGGTACCCAGACATTGTCAGATGTAAATAAAAACATCGCATAATAAATTGGTTTACCAGGAACAATAGGGATGCCAGCAGTGTCTTCAATCCCTCCACCATCGTTAAAAGATGTTTTTGTTACTGAAGAAGATACTTGTTCCCAAACAATTACGCCGTCTTCTGCAGTTTCAGGAAGACTATTTTGGTTTCTAACAAGGCGAATAGCGCTGTATGTACCCGATGGAGGTTGCCAGTTTACGTACACCTCAGTTGGGTACACCACCGTAATATACATTGGTGATACGGAATTAGGTATCTGGTTAGTTTGACCATAGATACTTTCTCCATATACCGCTACGCCATAATTAGCCACAAATTATTCCTTATGCTCCGATGAGTAGAAGTGGGTTAATCGTTGCTTCAGGAGTTGACCACGAAGCAGATGTTCCATTTGTTGTTAAATAATTTCCAGCCTGACCTGATTGGTTAGGAAGGGCGTTAATTGTTGACCATGCGTAATCATAGTCTGTACCTGAAGATTTAGTAAGAACTTGCCCTGTAGTTCCACCCGCTGGTGTACCAGTAAGTAGGGCTTCATTGATACCGTACTCAATGTTGGCAAGACGAGCCTTTAAAGTTGGCCAGTTTGTGGTTGTCTTGTCAAAGACCCCAATCCAACCAGAACCAGTAGCAATGTTTGTACCAAGGTTAGACTCAACAGCGCTTACTTCACTTTGAAGATCATTAACATCAGCGGCTTGAACTGTTGTAATGAAGTTCAATTTAGTGCTGAAGTCATTCTTCACGTTACTTGGGTAGTACGCAGTCATGAATCTTCCTTTCCTATCTTAGAATTGTATTTTCTCGTCTTTATCTTTTGTTTACTGCATGAACCTTAAGGATATTATCCTCCCATTATTAAGAATAACCCTGAAAAAAGATTTCCAACATCTACAGAGGATGTCCCACTTGACCCCTGTATACCCTGAGTTCCCACACCTATAGCGCCTTGCAATCCTTGAACTCCCTGCACCCCTTGAGTTCCTTGGATAGAGTTTCCCTGGGTTCCTTGAACGCCTTGCGTGCCTTGAGAACCAGTAGTTCCTAGAGTTCCCTGTAAACCAGTATTTCCAACACTTCCTTGTGTTCCCTGAGAACCCTGTGTTCCTGCTCCAGTTAATCCTTGAGTGCCCTGTGTACCTTGTTGGCCTTGAACGCCATCTGTACCTTGAGTGCCCTGTGCTCCTTGAGTTCCCTGAATTCCTTGGGTACCTGTAATACCTGTTGCACCTACAGCACCTTGTAACCCTTGACTTCCCTGTGTTCCTACAGAACCCTGTGTTCCATAAAAACCTTGAGTGCCTTGAACTCCCTGCGATCCTTGATAGCCTTGCAATCCATAAGGTCCTTGAGTTCCAAGAGCACCCTGTAAACCTTGAAGTCCTTGAGATCCCTGCGTTCCAGATCCCATTGCACCTTGAGTACCGATAGTTCCCTGGGTACCTTGAACACCTTGAGTCCCAGAGCCTAAAGATCCTTGTAATCCTTGTGTTCCTGACGAACCTTGAGAGCCATAACTTCCCTGTACACCTTGAATTCCATGTCCAGCAATAATTCCCTGAACAGTATTTTGTAAAGAGTACAAAGTTGTTTGTAAAGAATACTCTTTTTGTGCAAGAGCAATTAATGTTGCTGTTACATCTACTTCTTGAGTTCCGTCATTTTTTGTTACAAGAATAATCTCATTGTTTATATTGTTAAGGTTTGTAGCATTTGATAACGCTTTTAAATACAACTTTTTATTTTTGCCTTGGTTTGTTCCAAAACTACCAAGCCAAATAGGATATTCAGGATCTCCACCAATGTAAGCAACCCACACTCCCTGCCCAATGGCTGGTACATCAAGAGAGGTGCTAGAAGGATCGATGGGCCAAGCCCAGTCAGTTACCTCTGACCCTGTGGTTTGTGGAATTGACAGACGAAGTCTACGTTGATTTTGTGGGTCGTTGTTATCTTGAACAACTCCTCTATAGATTCCGTAATGTCTTTTAATATCATCCACTACATCGTTCCAATATTGATGTTGCTTACTTGGAATCTAAAGATTTCGTTTGCTGATCCTATCAAGGTTGAGTAAGCAGTAAATGCTCCAGTACCTGTAGCAGTACCGCTTGACTGTGTACTAGCGACAGTAAAGTGCGTAGAATCAGCAACTGTTGCAACAGTTGCAGAAGTCATATTATATCCGCTAGGACTGAACCCAGTAACTGTAACAGTTGATCCAACACTTAACCCATGAGGAGCGCTAGTTGTGTATGTAATTACTGTTCCCGAAGCAGCAGCAGAGGTGATAGGTACACCATAACGGTACAACCCAGTTACCCGTGCAGTTTTAACACCATTTAAGCCATTGACTACTGCCTCAATATCTTGAGGATAAATAGTTTGATTAAATGACACTGCGTTATAACCGTATGCAATTGATAGAGTTGACAAAATCAAGTTTGTTATGTCTGACTGTTTGTATTTAGGATTAAGAGCGTAAGTTAATGAAAGAACGGCATCTACATATGTAGGTGGTTGAACGCTAAGAGAACTTCCAATTAAAAGTTTGTCTGACATAAATGAAGATACATTGTTAGATAATGTCGTGTATTCTACAGACGGAGAACCATCCGCGTTTAATCCAGGCTGTAAATCTGTTGTACCTGGGTTTCTAGTTGGCGCAATGTACAGGGTTACAGAAGACCAAACAGCAGCAGTTGCTTGTGCTTTTCCTACATTGTTTACACTTAATGCAAGATCAGAAAAGTCTTTTAATGTTACTGCCCTATTTGAAGCACGCAAAGATGCTGGAGCAGAAATTCTAATTTGGTCTGTGCTTTCAGGGTTTGATCCAGCAATTGCAGCAGTTTGGTTTGTAACAGTTATTGTTCCTTTAAGAGCAGTAACTTGAGAATCTGTTAATCCTGGAACGTAACTGATATTTGTAGCAATATTAGAGCCAATGTTTCCAACATCTCCACCACCAACTGTATAAATCGCTCTGATTTGTGAGTATGGAACAGGAATTGCACCAGCAACACCATCACCAAAATTAATAAACATGTTATCGTTTTGATCAAAGGATGTTGTGTAGACTAAATCTGAAGGACCGTAATCAGTAATATGTTGAACCTGATTCCACTGCGAATACACATCACCGTCTTGAATGTAAATAGATACCGTTCCGTCTACTACTGGAGAATGAAACAGTGTGTATGATTGATTTGGAGAACCATCTGATGTTCCGATAAGTTCACCGTACGTAGGAATTGCTGTAGGGGAAACTAGTGTAACTAATTGACCTTCTGTAGCAAGAACTGTATTTGAAGTTCCACTGGCAACAGTTAAATCGGAATTAGTTGTAAAATAAATAGTTTGAACAACATCTCCTGTAGTAACTTGACCTGAAACAACTGTTCCTGCTGGAATCGTTTGATCTGTTGAACCTGAGTTATTGAACGTTAAAACTCCATATGCCTGTCTATATCCTGCTGGTGTATACCCAAAAGTTTGAGCAATATTAAGAACACTATTACGCTGAGTAGCAGTGTAGATAGAATTTTCATTTGCGTTTCTATCGATGTAATAAGAGATAAGGTCACCCATGTAGGCCATAGCCTCTACAAAAGCAACGCCAAAATCAGCGGGGTCACTAGCAGTCCAATTAGGAATTCGTGCCTGAATTCGAGCAATTAACTGCTCGCGAATCGAGTAATAATCCCTAGAAGTATAGTCTACAGATACTGGGATAGTAGAAACTTGTGCTGTCACAACATCTCCTCATATGGTGGGTTAGATCCTGCTAGTGAAATCACTCCAAGACTTGTTGTAATTTGAACATTGTTAGGTAAGGAGTACACCACGTTAGCATTTATTGTGTTTGTATAACTATCAATTGTTACATTGGTGGTTTCTAATACTAAACTTTGAAGTTGTTCATTAAAAGCCTTTTCAATTTCTATTTGAACTTCTCTAACTGCATCATCTTGAGAGTCAAATAGCGCATAAGGAATTAAAGTTCCAAAAGTAGGCCTCATGACGCGTTCTCTAACAG